AATTGCCTGAAAATGGTTTGTATAGATTGTTTGATTTTGATGACAAAGATAATAAGTTTAATGTATATGATCCACAATTTAGAGATTATACAACAAGATTACAAGAACTATATAAGAGATTAGAACATGAAGTCGGTACTTCTTATGGAATATTAAGTGAAGTTAATTCACAAAATGCAACAGCGACTGAAATAAAACATGCAATGTATGATACATTTACTTTATGTGATGATATGAGAAGTAATGTTGAAAAAGGGTTACAAGATTTTTTCTATGCTTGTAATGTATTAGCAAATGCTTATAATTTATCACCACAAGGCGAATACGAAGTTAATTTTGATTGGAGTTATAGTTTACTTGAAGATACACAAACAGAATGGTCTCAATTAACACTAGCATTAAACAAAGGTATTGTAAGTAAGGTAGAAGTAAGACAATGGCTTAAACCAGATGAAACGCTTGAAGAAAGTCAAAAGGCTATAGATGAAATTGCTGAAAATGAACCAAGCACAGATGATTTACTAGGAACTAGAAATGAAGAATAGGTGATAGTATGAAATTTAAAATGAATGATAGAGAATGGGCTATTAAAGAAGTAGAACAAAATGAACTTTGCTCTGCACATAATGATTTTAGTGGAGATGGTTGTTATTATGGTACAACATTTCCAAGTATCCAAGAAATATGGTTATATAAAGATATTAAAAAGGAAACAAAAGAAAAAACTTTATATCACGAACTAATGCACTGCTATTTATATAGTTTTATATCATTTAATAATATTGATTTCTCAATAGATGATTTTTGCGATATAAGTGCTAATTCACATAACATAATACATAAAATAGTAGAAGATTATTTTAAGTAAGGAGGTAATTCCTTATGATAGATGAAAAAACTGCTGAATTATTAGTAGAAAGATTTATTAGAAGAATAGAACAAGCAAATACCTATTTTCTTATGAAGATAGGTTCTTCTATTAAAAAAATAAGAGATTTAAAACCATCAGAAGCACAAAAGTTAGTGCAAATATTAAAATATGATGGAACTTATGAAGAAATAATAAAAGAAATTTCTAAATACACAGGTTTAAATGTAAAAGAAATAGATGAAATATTCTCTAATTATGCAAAAAAAGACCAGTTATTCTATGAAAAGTTCTATAAGTATAGAGATATACCATTTACACCTTTTGAACAAAATAGTGCCTTATTAATGCAAACTATGGCATTATCTAACATAGCAAAAAGAGAAATTTATAATTTTACAAGACCAAGCGTATTAGGATATACAATAAGAGATGAAAAAGGAATACCACGTTTTTATGGATTAAAGGAAACTTACAATAGAGTATTAAATGAAGCATTGCTAAATGTTGGGCAAGGCAAGGAAACCTTTGATAGTGCTATGACACGTATTATGAAAGACATAGGTGGTTCAGGATTAAAAACTATTGAATTTGCTAGTGGTAGATCGATGAGATTAGATTCAGCCGTTAGAATGCACATACAAGATGCATTAAGATTATTACACAATGAAAATCAAAAAATAATTGGTGAAGAATTTGATTATGACGGAATAGAAGTAACACACCACGCAAATGCTGCACCAGACCACATTGATACAATAGATGGTAAACAATTTGCATTAGTTGATATAATAAAAGAACATATAGAAAAAGGAATACCAACTGAAGTAGATAAAATTAGAGGTTATCAAGTTTGGGTAGATGGAAAAGTATATGACGACTTTAATGCAGTAAATAATGCTTTACAAAGACCTGTATCTACTTTAAATTGTAAGCATAAAACATTTACAATAATATTAGGCGTTAGTAAACCTGAATATACACAAGAACAATTAGATGAAGACAAAAAGAAAAATTTAGATGGCTTTGAATTTGAAGGTAAACATTATTCAATGTATGAGGGAACACAGTTACAAAGGATGCTAGAAAGAAGAATAAGAGAAGAAAAAGATATTCAAACACTAGCTAAAACAAGTGGTAACGAATTTCTTGCTGGTGAATCACAACATAAAATAACTATGCTAACACATAAATATAAAGAATTAAGTGATGTTAGTGGTTTACCTACTAAAGCACAAAGATTAAGAGTTAGTACATATAAAAGAAGTGCTAATGCTAGTAAAGTTTATCAAAATGAAATAAATAAATATAAAGTAGGAAATTTTGATATAACTAAATATGATGATAAAATAAAACCAACTACAAATGAAGTTGTATTTATGCCAGATAGAATAGAAAAAAATAATATTAGACATCCAAAAGATATAGTGTATTATGAAAAAATACCTGAAATTTTAAATAATCCAGATAGAGTATATAAAGAAATAGGAAAAAATAAAAATACATATTGGTTAACAAAAGAAATAGATGGCAATAATATACAAACAATAGTTAAAATAAATACGACAAGTTTATATCAATCTAAAGAATTAGGATATAAAAATTCAATTATTCATTTACATAGAATAAGAAATGGTTATGAACAAGGAAAAATAAAAAAAGGTGAAATAAAATTATTGTTTGACAATAAATCAAAAAAATAGTATAATTTAATTAAGGAGAGGTGGAAAAATCTTGCGTCCACGCCAAAAGGAAATGAGGGGAAATGCGAGTCCCTCCTCCATTGGATACCATAAGAGAACACAAATCGCGAAATGTGTTCTTTTTATTTGACAAAAAGTAAATTAAAGTGATATAATAAAAATGGAAAAGTTAAAAGTTATAATTTTTGTTTATTTTATACAAAGGAGTGATAAAATTAACAGAATGCATGACTAAAGCTACCTTTGTAGGTAGCACATTGAGTAGATATATATTATTTAGGTGTACCTATTTGTATAGTTCCAAACTATAAAAGAGAGAGTTTATATCTATTCAATGTGGTGCTTATAAATGAGCTTAATATCCTGTATGGAATTAAGATTTAAAATAGCACTAAAAATTTATTGTAATAAGTATTTTAATTGCTTATTATTGTGCTTGTTCGTTCGCACATTTGTTATTTGCTTTCTTTTTTTGGTAGAAAAGAAGGCAACACATTAAGATAGATAAGTTAATATCTATCTTTTTTTATGCAATTAGGTAAAAACGGAAGTTAGTGTTATAATGGAATTGTAGGATTGGGTGGATATAATGGAATTGTGTGAAAAAGTGTTGAAATATCTAGAATTAAAAAAGCAACCTAGTGTTGAAAAGGTAATGGAAGATTTAAAATTAAAAGAATATGAAGTTGTTGGACTAGTTGAAATGTTAAAAAAACAGGGATATTTATTTGAAATAATAGATGGTAAAATTACTAAAATAAAACCTATAAAAAACAATGATGTGTATGAAATACCAAATAATTTAGAACATTTAAAACTACTTATGATAAGTGATACACATTTAGCAAGTAAATATGATCGTGTTGATATATTGAGATATTTATATGCAAAAGCAGAAGATAAAGGAATAAATTATGTATTACATAGTGGAGATTTAACAGAAGGTGTAAGTAATAGACCAGAACAGATATATTCACTAAAAGAAGTGTCTTATACAGGTCAAAGAGATTATGTAATAGATAAATACCCACAAAGTAATATTCCTACTTATGTTATATCAGGGAATCACGATTTGTGGTGGGTAAAAAAATGTGGTGCTGATATAGTAAGAGATATATGTAGTAAAAGAGAAGATTTACATTATTTAGGTAGTGATTGTGAAGATTTAAAAATAGGAAAATTAAAAATAAGACTTTATCATGGAAACGGTGGAAGTTCCTATGCAAAATCTTATAAGATACAAAAGTATTTAGATAGCATTGCACCAGAAGAAATACCACATATATTACAAACAGGGCATATACACCAAGCATTTTATATGAAACAAGGACATACTCATTGCTTTCAAACGAGTTGCTTACAAGATTTGACACCTTACGAAAGAAGTATGGGATTTAATAATGATAAAAGTGTATGGTGGGTAGATATATGGATGGATAATAAA